CAAAGGTTTATGCCATCATTCGAATACAGGGGTTGAGATAGCCCCACAATTACCTTAAACAAATGGCCAATTATTACATGACAGAAAAAGAGCAACAGCTTTTAAAATGCAAATTTGTAAAGGTTGATGAATGGGGGCCTCTTGCAGAAGATGATGGCGTATGCCCTAGCACGCAAATGTTTGACTTTGAAGATGCCTTGGCTGTTTGCGAAAGTAAGGAACAAGTAAAAGGCTTGATAAGCAGCTTGGAAGCAAAAGAAATTATTTTTTGTGACCCTGTTTGGGATGGTAGGGGCGACAAACTAATTTATTTTTTTGAACATGAGTTTTGCAAGTGGGTTGCCAAGGGTGGCGATTATACAAAAAAGGAGGTTGCAGCATTATGAAGTTACACGTATTAGAAGGGCAAATTGAGGCCCACGCTGGGGGGGAGTTAAACCCCCTTCAAGCCTTAACACTAAAAGATTGGTATTACACAAAACAACCAATTTTTTATACTGACGAAACAACTGGTAATTTGCTTTGGGCGGATACCAACGACAAAAAAACCTATACACTGGCCAGCATAATTAATACAGTTTTAGATAATACAGGGGAGTTTATATGAACCAAAAGGAAATGGAAATGGCAATAAGCCAACTAAACCACCGTTTTTTAACGGAGGATTTATTTACAAAGGAAGAATATTTAATTAAAAGAAAAGAAATAGAGATTAAACATTTAGAACACACAATTAAACTTAAAAACAATGAGACTTAAAGACTTACATACATTGCACGTAACTGGCCTTGAGTGGCACGACAAAAATAACGGCAACCATTATTTTGGTACTCAAATTTGCATAAACCTTGATGCAAGCCACAAGCCACAATTGACTTTAAAAATACCATTTCAAAATGGTTATGATGACCAGTATTTACATTCAGCAAACGACTTATTAAAAAAAATGTTTCCAAAGTCATTTTGGGCAAAAAAGGGGTGGAATATTTACCACGCTGCACGTATTTACAGATTTAGGCTTGAAGCTTATAAAATAAAAAACTGCACAAAAAAAAGAGTAAAAGATGTTTGCAATTAATACGTTATAGGGGTTTACAATACCCTTATTAGTATGTATCATTGAATCAAGCCAGCGATGGCGACCTTAAAACCTTTAGGAGTTTACAAAGTGGCATTTACAGCGACACACATACTTACAAGGACAAACGTACCTGTAGTAATTATTGGCCAAGACAGAGATTTGTTTTTGGTTATGACAGCAAAAGAGGAAAATTGCTGGGTTGAAAAGCAAAATTTAAAGGAGGTTGCATAATGGGTTTATTAGTTGACCTTTACAGAAACGTTGATGGCAGTGATTGCAGCAACGGAGGTATAAGCGTTACAGGCATACAAGGCTTTTGCCTTACAAATGTTGATGGGCCATTTAACCCAAGCGGTGAATACCCTGCAGCTAAACTTAAACTTGGGCCACTTAATTCAATACACATAAAGCCAGCTTGGGTTGAGGACCAACATTCAATGAACGGTGGTACATTTGCAGGCACTTCTGACAGCAGATTCAATGATGCCATTAAGCAATTAACAGGTCATAGTTTTTATGGTGCTGTAGCTGTACACGATAGGGTTGAAAATTAATAATTATGGATATTACTAAAATACCTTTTTATAACGGTGCTATTGCTTCACTTATACTTGCTACAACTGCACCAAATGTTGAAAAAGAAAAAGAATTAACAGCTTTATATAAAGAGGACAAAAAAAATTTAATGACAGCAATTGAAAACCAAATAGTAAGTGAAGCTTTACGACTTTTAAATTCTGATAAAAAAGTATTTGATAAGTGGTTTTTTGAAAATATTAAAAATAAGTTGAAGGATAAAGGCTAATGAGAATAGAATCATTTACCAAAAATGAGTGGTTAGAAATTGCAGAGATAATTTCTCTTTATTGTCCTAGTGAACCAGTAATAGAAAGATTAATAACAGAAATAAATGATAGAACAAATTTATTTAAAGAATTAGAAGAATTTTTAGTAAAAAATAATATTAATCCTGTATTTTTTCCACATAGAGATATTATTGAAGGTCTTAAAAATGGTAAAGGTTTAACAAAAAGATTATCTTGTTATTCAACTCCAAAAGGTAAAGGAATAGTTCAATTTAAAAAAGATTATCAAGAATATATTTCTAAAAGATATGAATTTAAAAAAAAGTTTGAGGAATTATCAGAATGATTAATGACTATTAATTTATTTACCTTGTAGGGGTTTACAAAACCTTTACAGGGTATTATCATACGAATAAGCCTGAGAGGGCTGTACAAAAACCTTTAGGAGTTTAAAATGCCAGTTGCATTAATTAACCAAGAAAACATGGGCAGACTAAACCGTTTGCAATACAGGGTTGAAACACCATACAAAAATGGCCCTGTTGACCATTTATTTGAGGATTACCAAAAAGCAATTAAGTATTGCGACCAACAAGCAAACGAGTTTGGTGTAGCTCAGTTATTTAACCACCTTACAAACAAGGTTATACACTTTAGCGTACACGAAACAAACTACGAGGCTAATAAAGCCAACGCTGATTTTCGTGACCTTGAGTATGAGCCAAATTGGACTTACAACGTTTTAAACAGGGTGGGCGACAAATGAGAAACGCTTTATTGATGTTGGCCATGATGGGGTTGTTTTATACAACCCTCACTGGCACATTGCACGACATGACCGTAGCAGATTGCAATGCAGGGGTTGCTGCAGCTTGTAGGGAGTTAAACAAATGAACCAAATACAACTTGAAAACCTTATGGCTGACTTATACAAAGTCATCATTGCTAAGAAAAAAGTAATTAAACAAAACGACCATGCCCTTGGCTGGAACGATGAAACACTTGCAAGGGAGTACAAGGAGTTAAGCACTATGTATGAAGGCTTCTTTGCTTTTATGGAATTAGTTGGCGTGCCAAGCTGGTTAGAAACACCCGACAAAACAGAGGTGCTTACAAAATGAAAACCAAAGTACAAAGTATGCCCATTGTAATGCCAAATGCAGAGTACCAAGCAAAAGATGCTGTAAGTGCTACTGACATTAAAAACTGGATTAATACTTGCCCAAAAATTTGGCATCAGCTTAAATATGGCGATGTCAATATAGAACCACCAACTGCATTAAAAAAAGCATTTCGTGATGGTGAATTGGCTCACGCCTTTACATTAGAACCAATAAGGGCTGCCGAGCATTATGTTGTTTGTCCTAGCAAGGCAACAAAGGCAGGCAAAGAAAAGGCTGCAGAAATAATTGCAGCAGGACAAGAGCCTGTTACACAAGCTGAGTATGACCTGTCATCAAATATTGCTGATTCTGTACATAACCACCCACTTGCATCAAAGCTTTTAAATTTTGGTACGCCAGAATTAAGTTTTTTTACGCAAGATAAAAACAGTGGTATTGAAGTTAAAGCAAGGCCAGATTGGTTAGTTGGTGATTTAATTGTTGACTTAAAAACTACAGGTGAAGGCGGTGCATCGCCACAAAAGGCAATAAAAACCATTGCAAACCTTAATTACCATATTCAAGCTGCACATTACCTCGAAACTGTACAGGCAAAAGAATTTAATTTTATTTTTGTCGAAAAGGTTTATCCCTTTGCTGTTGGTATTTACCAGCTTGATAAAGACGCATTGCTTGAAGGCCGTAGTTTACGTGAACAAGCATTAAAAGAAATAAGCATTTGCCACACTGATAATTATTGGCGTGGCTATTCAGAGACAGTAGAAACTTTATCAATGCCACGTTGGGCATTTAAAAATTAATTATGACTTTTACACCAGAACAGGTTGAACTACTAAAACAACCTATTGACAAAAAAAATGTAGAGACAAGAGACGGTAACAGGGCTGGTACTTTTCAACTTTCTTATGTTGAAGGCTGGCACGTTATTAATGAAGCCAATAGGATATTTGGTTTTGATGGTTGGTCTTGCGAAACAATAGAAACAACTTGTGTTAATGCAGCACCCGACAATGTTACCTATACAGCAAAAGTAAGAGTTACTGTTGGCAATGTAATAAGAGAAGGTACTGGAGCAGGCCATGGCAACACAAAACAAGGTATTGGATTAAACCATGAAGCTGCAATAAAAGAAGCTGAGACAGATGCAAAAAAACGTGCATTAATGAATTTTGGAAATCAGTTTGGCTTATCACTGTATGACGGCAAAAAAGCTTGGAAAACAGCAAAGCCAGCAAAAACAACAACAAATGCCCACGAAACAAGCACAACTTACAACATGGCTACAAAGTTTTTGCAGGGTGTTAGTTCAACAGCTCAACTTAATTCTTTTAAAGAAAGAGTACAAGTTACTCATAGTGAAGGCAAACTTACCGATATTGATAGGGCAAAATTAGAAAATGCTATTGTCCAAAAGGAGGCCAGTTTATTATGACTGAAACAATTTATTTAACGCCACAACAGCTTGCAGAACGTTATGGGGTGCAAGTTAAAACTTTACAGCACTGGCGTTGGCGTACACGAAAGGGCAAAGACTATGGCCCAAAGTGGGAGGAAATTCCACCCCAGCCACTACGTAAAAAGTTTATGACAATACGTTATAACTTTGACAATGTACTGGCTTGGGAAAAAGAAAACAACATTGAACCAATTACACCTTTTTAATTATGGAATTTGAATTTGCAATGCCATTACCTGTAAATTTTACAGTAGGCGACAACAATTTTGAAAATAGTAAACAAAAATATCCAAGGCGGATTAAATTATTTGTACCTTTGCAAAGCATTGATGGTTTTTGTAATCACTTACAAGCAATGAAAAATAATTCAGAATTGCATAAAGATGGCAAAGTTTTTGATATGCAGCAAGGCACACAAATGGAAGTTAAAGGCGTCAATTTATGGGGTAATGGCAAGAAAAATACCTTTGATAATGATGAAAATGATTATGGTGCTTTTGGTACTATTAACCCAAAAATGCTTGATGAAGCAAAAATAATGGCTGAAGCAAAAATTAATGAAATACCTACTAGCGAACCACCCAAAGCTGACTACGATATGGAGTGGGATAAAGATGAAATTCCATTTTAAATATGGCAAAACGTGCGTCAGAAATTAAGTTGGAGGCCCTTAAAAAAATAAGGGCTGACAATTTATTAAAAGAACTAGAAAAAGAAATAAAGGGCTATGACCACCTTATAGACATAAATAAAAACCATGTTGCTACTTTGCAAGATGATAGAGTTGGCGAAAATATAAGGATTTTAATTACCAAATATAACTACAAAGTTGCACAAATACCAAAGTTGCTTATACGTGATTTTAAACCAGAAGAGATTAACCAATATGAATCTGAAAATTTATGACTTTTTTTTAAAAACTTTTTTAATTTTATTTATAAAACTTTTTTGCTCTCTTACCTCTTTTACTGCAAGTTGTGCTTCTAATTCAACAAGCCTGCCAAGTACACTTGCCAAAAATACGTCTTGTTTTGCCTGATGCCTTACCAAATGAGTGCAATATCTTTTGATGTTGTCATATTCTTTACTTGCCATAATTTCCCTGCAACGCAACTCAACAGAAAGTAAAAGTTCTGTCGGTGTTTCTTCAACATCAAATAATATATCAAGGAAATTTTTTTGTTTCATTTTACTGGAAATAATTTTTCCTCAATCATTTTTACTATCGCATCATCAACGTCATTGTCGGATTTTGCAGCCAAATCTTTTAAAAGCGATAAGCACGCTTTGCGTAATGATTCTGACTTTCCAAACTTGATGAAAAGATTTATTAGAAATTTTGACATTTGTTTGTGTGTTCTTTTTCAAACATACCAAACATTATTGAATCTTGCCTTCTAACCTACTGACCGCTTCACTTAATTTATTTAACCTATTATAAATATCAATAATTGTTTTTTCTCTCCTATTGCTCATATTTGATAAAGTCATGGCTACGGCTGTTATTGCAGCACCAATTAATGCAGCTTGTACCTCTGGCATTGCTTTAATCTATAATTATGCCTATTATTGCTAATAAAACCCTATTATGGCAGATAAAATAGCCGAAAAAGAGCAAAAAATACAGCAAACAGAGGATGAAAAGCCAGATTATCAAGAAAAAATTACTTTTTTAGTTGCAACTTTTGCACAAGGATTTATTTTAATCTGGTGTTTATTAGTCTTGTCATTGGGGTATATAAAATTACCTAATAAGCTTTTTGGTTTAGATATACCAGATCAGCCTCGTGTGGATTCGACCTTTGCTGCTGGACTTTTGGGTTCAATTCTGGGCGGTTTAAATATTGGTGTTAATGCTTCGCAAGTAGGAAAAAAGAAAAAGAAAGAAAATGAAACAGCAGCAACTAATAATACAAACTCAAATGGAGAACAAATTATAATAATTAGGCAACCGATTGAGTTGATAACAAGCAAACCTGACGTTATCAAAGTTGACCCTACTAAATCAAAATTATGAAAAAATTACTTATTTTTGCCTGTTTTATGTTTCCTTCAGCAGTTTTTGGAGACGTTACGCATAAACTTACAAATAGCATACAACTTACAACAGATGGTGCTTATACAGTTGGCGAGAGAGGTGCGTCAACATACAGCGTGTCGGGTTCAAATATAAAAGTTTCAGATAGTGCAGCATTTGGTGGCTTAACTGCAGGAACAAACGGAGCAGCACCAACAATGACAAATGGCACTTACGAGTTAAATACTGTTGGGTCTGCATTTAGTTTTTCAGAAAGTTTTATAGAAGGTGATGACGTTTATGCTGTTGGTTCGGGTGCTGATGTAAGTACAGGGGTTATTGCTGACTTACCAGTATTATCAAAAACTACAACTTATTCTGGTGGTGTAGCTGGTTCATTAGCTGGTACTGTTGTTGGCAACCATACAAATACCTGTACTGCTGGTGGGGCTGGTACAACTTGCATAGGCCAATTTGTATCTGAGTTAAGTGTTTTAGATTGATGCAATGGTTTTTTATTTTTATTTTCTTTATATGTAAACCTATTTATGCAATCCCTGTCGTTCCCAACTTCACTACTGGTCAAAGTAGCTCAACGACTCGAACTCAGACAAATATTACCGAGACAATCCGTACGACTGACTTTAATAGTGGTTTTACTTATTCAGTGTCAGGGGCAGGCGTATCGGCTACTGGCAACAGTATTAGTCCACAAAATGCAACTGTTCAACAAACTATAAACGGTACAACTTATACATGGACAGGGGCAGATTTAACAACAAAACCAAATTGGCAGCTAACAACACAAGGAGGGGCATTTCAATTTACAGAAGTATATCAACAGCCATCAATGTCAAGAATAACCGATGTAACAAGAACCATACAAAGCGAAAGCGTAACAGAAACAACCACAATATTTTCCCAATAATAGCTTTATTGTTTTGGCACCCAGTAATGGCTAACACATCCCAAACTGCAGCTCCAGTAGCAAATTCGACAGGGTCTGTTTCAAATCAGGCTGTACAGGTTTTGCAGGGAAATTTGATAGAAAACCAATATGGTGCTGGGGTTGTATGCCAAAATGCAATGCTTACGGTCAGCCCTTTTGTAACAACAACTTTTTCACAAAAACGCCCACAAGATTATACATACCATACGCCTGTTTATAACATGGCAACCGACAGTGATGGCAATCTTACAAATGCAGGGGAAATTTTGTATCACCAAGAAAATTACAGTGGCAATAAAGATAATTTAAGTTTAAATTTTGGCGTTGCTGCAACCTTTTCAATACCACTTGGGGGTGGTTTTCAAAATGCTTGTTTAAGGTCAGCCACAACCCAAGAAAAAATACAAAAACAAATACTTGCTAATAAAAAACTAGACCACGAGTTGGCGAGGCTTAAAAATTGTGGTGAATTAATGATTGCTGGTATTCGATGGGCAAAAGACAGCCCTTATTATCAAATTTGTGAAGATGTAATAGTAACTGAAAAGATGGGCCAAGTTATACCACATACGCACGAAATCAAGACAAAAAAAAATAGATAAGACCTGATCGTCTTACCTATTAACTCCTTACTAGAGTAAGTATTAGCTCGCCCTTAACTAGGGAGTGTTAGCTGTGGTTAAGAGTTACCAATACTTATAAAACAAAGGATCTTCCACTATTTCAGAGGCTTGGTTTTTCTCCAAGCTTGATGAGGGCTTCCTTTGTTTATTAGAGGCATTGTCAACCTAGTCCGTTAGGATTTCGGGGAGTACCTCAAATACAAGGGATAATAGAAGGGCAGTGATTCGTGGCAGACGAAGTGCTTCCAAATGTACCGTACTCTCCTTGTATTAGTTATTCTACCTTATCTTTTTTCTTTGTCAGTTTTTTTATTAAGTTTTTTATTGCACCTTTAAGTAAATTAGCCAAAATCGGGCTAGTAGCAGCAGTGATTGCAATAATAGAAGTATTAACAAGAATAGGGCCACTCGGTATCCATTTTTCAATAAAAGTACTCGGTTCATACAAGGTAATGCAAGTCTTGCCATCCTCACTTAAGCGATGACCAACGACTTTGTCCAGTTTTAGGTCATTGGCAAAATTTCCAATTTTAGGGTCTGTATCTGATGGGCATTTTATAAAAAATTCCTTTTCTTTTTTGGCAATATTGCTTAAATCTGTTTGTTGCTGGGATGGTGGCTTTGGGGGTTCAGTGTTGTTTTTTGGGGGTGGTGTTGTATAGGTAAACTCGTTTGGGGTGTATTGTAGGGGCGTATAACTGGGCATTTTAACGCCACATTTAATAATTGTGCCATTTTCATCAATATCTATTTGATTTACTAAATTATTGCGATGCACCTTAACGCAAGCTGGATAGTCAACTATTGGCTTTGGTACTTTATTAATTACTGGTGGTTCAAAATACCAATTATTAACTGTTGGTATTTTTATTTGATGTATTTTAACTTCTGGTATTGGCAACTATTTTTTTAACACTGGTATTGATGGTCCTGTTATTTTGGGCATAGTTTGTTGTATTACATCAGGTAATTTTTTTTGTAAATCGCCCATAAGCTTGTTTTTAATGGTTCTTTCAAATTCTGGGGATTTTAAATATCTATACGTCACAAAACCACCGCCCAAGATTCCCAGCATAAGGATTCCAGTTAAAATGGTAATAATGTCTAAAGCTTTTCTGAGCATCTTTTTTAAGTATGATTAAGGAACAAATAGCACGAGCTACAGCATTTATGTCCGTAGTCGTATTGCTACTTATTGTAGCTCTGTCTCCCCTGTACGTCACTATGAGCCTTATGACAAGGCAGATGCAACA